ACCAGCCACAAATTTGCGACTGGTTTGGCTTCAGATACAATTACTGTAACCTTCCTAAACAATGACATTGCGACAGGTGCAGGTTCAGTTCGTGCAACCCTTCAGGCTGCTTTTGGTACAACAGTTGCTTTCTCAGCAATGCAAGACACAGGCGCGGCGGTTTCAACGACAAATCCTCTTTACACAGGTACAATTCTTGTTGATAACCTAACCGACATAAATGCACCAAGCCCTGCCGACATTGGAACTATTGACATTACATTTACCTGTAATTCAAAGACCGTTGTCGCAACAACAGGTACATTTTAATAACTAAAGGATAACAATGATTAAACTTAAAATAACCAAGGCTTCAGGTGATGTTTTAGAATATGAAATTACACCTGCTATTGAGTTTGCATTTGAAACACATTTTAAAAGTGGATTTCACAAATATTTTCGAGAAGAAGAAAAACAAAGTGCGGTCTACTGGTTGGCTTGGGAATCTGAAAGGCGTAATGGATTACACCCTACGCCTTTTGGAGATTCCTACCTAGAAACTCTATCTAAAGTAGAGATTTTGGACGCCGACTCCCCAAATGGATAACGAGGGACTCCTTCCACTATCTTGTGGCTCGGTTAGCAATAACCACCGGATTACCTCACCAAACTTTTATTGATATGGACAGAGATTTATTAAGGGCAACCTTGGCTGTTCTAAAAGACGACGCAAAGGCTAGGGAAAATGGCAACCGAGGTAAAAGGCTTAATTGAACTTAAGAAAGCCCTAAAAGACTACGCCCCTAACCTTGCCGCGCAATTAGACAATCAAATGGCTTTAGCCCTTGGTGGTATTGTTAAAAAGGCGCAATCTTACGCACCCGTTGATTCTCCTTTAAGCAATTGGAGTTACAGAAAACGATCTGAAAAAAATGCTGAAGGTCAAAGAAAATTTCCGTTGTATAACTCAGCAAGGGTTGTAAAAGGAATTAAATATAGTTCTACTCCAAGACGGACAAACAAAAAAGGTTTTAAGGCAGTTTATTACATTATTAACAAATCAGCGGAAGGCGCTATTTACGAAACCGCTGGTAGAAAAAACCCTAATGGTCAACCTTGGGTTGGTCGTAAAGGCGACCCAAACGATCACTCGGTTAGCCACTCAAATAATACACAAGCCGGTGCAGATTTTATTCAATCAATGGGCGAACTTAAGCAAGGAAATGCTGAAAGTTCAACAAAGCGTGGTCGGTATATGAAAGGTCGTTTAATCTTTCGTGCGTGGGCTGAAGATTACGGCAAGGCAAACGCAGCCGCTTTAACTGCTATTTTTAATGTTAATGAGCAATTTAAAAAGAAACAATACTTTAGGAAGGTTACTTAATGTCCTTAGTAATTGATATTGTCGGACAATTCTCAGGCAAGAAAGCATTTGACCAAGCAGAGAACGCAGCCGAGAAACTAGGCAGAACTGTTAAAACGGCTTTGATTGGCGTAGGAGTAACGGCGTTTGCTAAATCAGCAATATCAGCGTTTGCAGCGCAAGAGAAACAACTTAACTTATTCAAGAACTCATTAAGAACTATTGGTTTCGAGTTTGCGACTTCAGATTCATTAGCATTTTTAAACTCACTAAAATTACAATTTGGTGTTGTTGATGACCAACTTATTCCTGCTTATCAGCAATTACTTACAACTACGCAGTCTTGCCGCTACTCAAAATCTTACAAACATTGCTCTTGATATTGCTGCTCGTCAAAACATTAGCGTTACTGCCGCCGCAGACGCATTAAGCAAGGCTTACCTTGGCAATACAAAGAGCGTAGGCGCACTTGGTTTAGGCATAAGTAAAGCCACGCTTGCTTCAGGTGATTTTGCTGCCATATTAAAAGAAATTACAAATGTTACTAAAGGTTCTGCCGCCTCCGCCGCAGATACCTTTGCAGGTAAATTAGCCAAGATAAAAGTTGCTGCCGATTCAGCAAAGGTAAGTATTGGTGCAGGTTTGGTTGAAGCCTTAATGCAGATTTCTAAATCAACTGACATAGATCAACTTCAGACTAAGATCATAAACTTCGGAGAATCTGCCGCGCAAACATTAGGCAATGTTGGTAAACTAATTTCAGAAAACATAGTTTTAATTAAAACCTTTGCAATTGTATTAGCCGCAGCGTTTACTGTAAACAAGATCGCTGCCTTTATTGCCTCTATAGAAACAATTGTTAAGGTAGTCAAGCAACTTAGAAATGCTTTAATTGCAAGTGCAGTAGCAAGAAACTTTTTATTAAATCCAATAGCGGGTGCAGCAATAACGGCTGGCATGTTTGCTGCAATTGGTTTAGTCATAAAAGGCGTGGACGCATTAAGTGAATCAACTACTAGAGCAACAGAGAATTTACTTAATTTATTTGGTGCTAGCAAAGCCCTTGGCGTTGGTGGAGATCAAGGCGGTGCTGCTAAGTTTGCTGAAGGTGCAGCCGCTAGAGCCGCTAAGGACGCTAAGGACGCGGCAGCCGCACAATTAAAGGCTACTAAGGCACAAACTAAAGCCCAACAAGATCAGGCTAAGTTAAGCAAAGCAAAGACCCTTTTTGACATAGATCAAATCCAAATTATTGCTGCCCTGCAAAGCAGAGTTACAGAGGACGAGAAACTAAGACTGTCTTTACAATTGGCTTTAATTCAAGGTAATGCAACAGAGGCAGACCGTTTAAGTAACTTACTAGCCGCTTCTCAACTAAAGACTACTAACCTTGCGTTAGCAATTGCTAACTTACCACCTGCATTAAATCCTTTAAAAGATTATCCAAGTTATATAAATGCAGCAATAACAGATATTCAGCGAATACAAAAAGAATTAGACAAATTAACAGCACCTGAACTTACAGTTAAAGTTAAGACAATATTTGAAGGCGCGGGTGGTGGCGGTGGCGGTGGCGCGGGTGGTGGATTCATGCCACCTCAACCTGCGGCTGGCGCTAGCACATTGGGCATTGCTGATCTAGGTTTAGGTGGAGATCAAGGTATTAACAGAACTAGCAGCGCCGCAGCCGCAGCGCAAGCAGCCGAAACATTTAGAGAGGACGCTAGAGCAGCCGCAGCCGCAGCGCAAGCATTGTCTGACATTGCAGCGCAAGCAGCCGAAACTGCAAGAGAAAACCGCAGGGCTAGCGCTGGCAACACTTACATAATTAACGGTGCAACTCAAAGCCTACTTAATGAATTAAGAAGCGGGTTGGTAGATTCCTCTGCTTCAGGTTCTTTCTCAAGTATTGGCAGAGTTAGAGATTACAACTAATGGCTTTACCTGTAACTCTTAAGGTAACTTTAGACTTTAGTTCAGGCGCAACCTTTGGGTTTCCTATGGTCTTGGGAACAGGTTTACTTGACCAAGCAATTTTAGGAATTGAAGGTAGCGCAAGTGTAGTTGCAGATTTAACTAGCGTAACAAGACAAATTAACATAACAAGAGGTCGCAGTATTGGGCGCGATACTTATGAGGCTGGCACGGCTATTGTTACCGTTTACGACAATACAGGCGCGTTCAATCCCCAAAATTTGAGCAGTCCCTACTATCCGTATGTTACTCCGTTAAGAAAACTTAGAGTTGCAGCGGTTTATGGCGGCACGGAGTATTTTCTTTATAGCGGTTATGTACAAAATTATGCTTATAGATACGATCAGGCTGAAAATGTAGGTTATACAGATATTTATTGCAGCGACGCTTTCAGATTATTTAACTTAGCGATTATTAACACAATCACGGGTCAAGCCGCTGGACAAGATATTGGTACTCGCATAAATAAGATTTTAGACACCGTAGACTTCCCTGCAAGTATGCGTGAAATAAATACAGGAAACTCTACGGCTCAAGCAGATACAGGTGCAATTAGAACTTCTTTAGCAGCAATTCAAGCCGCCGAGTTCTCAGAACAAGGGGCGGTATATGTTAACTCCGAAGGAAATGTTGTTTTTAAAAATAGAACAAACACCATAGCCGCTTCAGGCACTACTCCTATTTCTTTCAATCAAACAGGTGGAATTCCATACAAAAACCTAAAGTTTGCATTTGATGACAAGTTAATTTTAAATGTGGGTAAGTTCAAACGCGTGGGTGGTGCTGAGCAGGTATACAGCGACGCAGCAAGTGTAGCAACCTATTTTCCACATACTTTAACGGCTGAAAATTTAATCTTAGAAACGGACGCGGAAGTCTTAAATGCAGCCGCTTTGTTTATCTCATCAAGGTCAGACACGACCATTAGAATTGATGAAATGACTATTGATATGTTGGACAGCAATGTACCCACGGCTACCATTTTAGGGATTGATTATTTTACAAATGCCTTGGTTAGCAATATCCAACCGGACGGTTCAACCATTACTAAGAACCTGTCAATTCAAGGGGTCAGGTGGGATATAACACCGAACACTATGCTGGCGACATTTCTTACAACCGAGCCAATCTCGGACGGATTTATTTTAGGCAATACGACATACGGTCAATTAAATGACGATATACTTACCTACTAGGGGGACAATAATATGGCAGCAGGATTAGGTTTCAAGACATTTACTACGGGCGAGGTTTTAACCGCCGGTGATGTAAACGGTTATTTAATGCAGGGAGTTTTAGTCTTTGCAAGTGCGGCGGCTCGCGACGCTGCAATTACTTCACCGCAAGAAGGACAGTTTGCTTATCTAAAAGATACAAATGTTACTACTTATTACACAGGTAGCGCATGGGCTAATTTAGATACAACAGGCATGACTAACCCTATGACTACAACAGGCGACACAATTTATTCATCAAGTGGTTCAACACCCGCAAGATTAGGTATTGGTTCAACTGGTCAAGTATTAACTGTTGCGGGCGGTGTGCCCTCATGGGCTACACCTGCTGGCGGTGGCGGTAAAGTTTTACAGGTTGTGCAAGGCACCACAACAACAGCCGTAACATCAACATCTGCAAGTTTTATTGATACTGGATTAACAGCAACAATTACTCCAACTTCTGCAACTTCTAAGATTCTAGTAATTTTATCTCAAAACTTAATTATTACTCAAAGCAGTTTCATTAACAATAGCGAAATGGCATCATTTTACAAATTGGTTAGAGGTGCAACTACCATTTGGGGAACTACAAGTGGCGGACAATGGATTTATTTTTACATTGGAAGCAATGACAAGAATAAAGAAATAGGCGGAAATATGGCATTAACTTATTTAGACTCACCTGCTACGACTAGTGCAACAACATATAAAACTCAAGCAGCATTGGGCGGTTCAAGCCAATTAAACTTCCAAGGTGGTGGGTTATCTGCACAAATTATTTTAATGGAAATAGGAGCATAGTATGGCAACTACAATAAATGTACTTCAATACCTAAGACCAAATGGTGGTTGGGTTATTACTAATAATGATTTTGATACTATTGTTTATGATGATGACGTTGAACCTATTACTAAAAAAGAACATGATGAAGCGTTAAAAATTGTTGATAAGATAAAGGCTGATAAAGAACTAGCAAACGCAAGCGCTAAATCTGCTTTGCTAGAGAAACTTGGCATTACTGCCGAGGAAGCCGCACTACTTCTTTCATAATGAAACCGTGGTTATCAAAGGCTGCGGCGCAATTTAGAAATCAAGTTGATGACTGCTACCCCGACAGGAATCGTAAAAGTGATGGGTGGATTGCTTCTTTGGCACATGTGTCTAGAGCGCCAAAATCCGATCATAACCCTGACCCAAAAACAGCCTGCGTCCGTGCAATTGATATTTCTATTGGGTTATCTGACGACAAACGGCTTCCAGCGTATTTGGCAGATCAAATTAGATTGTTCGGGAAAAATCACGGGCGTATCTCTTATGTAATTTTTGAGGAAAAGATTGCTTCGCCTTTACTTGGTTGGAAATGGCGAAAGTACAAAGGCATAAATAAACATAACCACCACATACATTGTTCATTTCGTGCAGACCAAGATCATAATTCAGAGTTTTTTAACATACCACTACTAGGAGGTAATCAATGAAACTATCAGACAAACACATTGCAGCAATTAAGTCTTACGCAAGAGCAGTAATCGCAAGCGGTATTACAGTCATTTTGGCTATTGCCGCAGATATGCGCCCTGAGTACGCAATTCTTTTAGGTAGCGTTTTAGCGCCTGTTATCAAGGCAATTGACCCAACCGAAAAGCAATACGGTCTAGGTAGCAAAGAGTAATGACAGCCCTTGAGTGGGCTGGCTTTGCGGCTGGAATAACTACCACACTAATAGGTTTGCTTGCCGGCTTACGCTGGCTAGTAAAAGGTTGGCTAAATGAACTTCGCCCGAACGGTGGGTCAAGCATGAAAGATCAACTCACCTCTTTACAAAAAGAAACGACACGCCTTTCTGATCGAATAGATGAACTCTTTATTGTCATTAGTAGGAAGTAAACTTATCTCATGGCTAACACTCGTAAGCGTAAGAAGATCAATAGGCGTGTGGTTCGCCGTTCGCCTGAACCTTTATCTAAACTAGATGTTTTTATGATTACCAAGCATGAAATTTACAAAGCCGCTAAAAAGGCTGGATTCAGCAATGAGGTTGCGTGGTTCTTTATGCAAGAGCCTCACGCACTACCTGATTTGGTAAGCAATGATTCGCCGGACTCTTTAATCCCGCGCATTGACCCTACGGACGACGAGGACGACGATTAAGCGCGTCGCTTTTATCAGCGATTTACAAGCCCCGTTTTTTGATGAAAAGAGTGTGAAGGTAGTAGGCAAGTTTTTAAATAAATGGAGACCCCACCAAACTATTCAAATTGGTGATGAGATTGACCTGCCTCAACTTGGTGGATTCAATGCCGGAACTATTGATGAAATGGTTGGTAACTTAGACGAAGATAGAAAAACAACTCAAGATGTTCTTGATTACCTTGGCGTTACAGATGTAGTAGGAAGTAACCATGGAATTAGACTTTATAGATCAATCAAGAAAAGACTTCCAAGTTTTCTTAACTTACCCGAATTACAGTATGAACGCTTTATGGGATACGACAAACTTGGTATCAAGTTTCACCCACACGGACTTGACTGGGCTTATGGTTGGACGGCAGTTCATGGGGACGCTTTTCCACTTAGTCAGGTCGGTGGACAAACGGCTTTAAATGGGGCTAGGAGACTAGGAAAGAGCGTAGTGTGTGGACACACCCATAGACTAGGCTTAGCAGCCTTTACAGAGGCTTCTAGAGGGCAATTAGGGCGTACAGTATGGGGATTAGAGGTCGGAAATCTTGTTGATCTCGCTTCAAGCGGTATGGCTTACACAAGGGGCTATGCTAACTGGCAGCAAGGATTCGCAGTTGCCTATGTTAAAGACCGTAAAGTTCAGGTAGTCCCTATACCTATCAATAACGGCACTTTTATATTTGAAGGTAAATTGTATGAGTAGAGAAACAGATTATGTTCCTAGAACCATTGATGAGCAGATTGATGAGTTTGACTCTCTAGGTATACTTTAGGGTTCGTTACCAAATCGTTATACGCCACGCCATGTTCGGCGTTGTAAATGTCTTCCACATGAGTCATGCTTTCCCTATCCAAGTTAACGGAACTTGGTGTAACGGAAAGGCTTTAAATGAAAATAAAACATGCTAACGCTTTAGCCAATGTTAAATTAAACCCATTGGACTTTGAAAGATTAACTGAAAGTCAAATGCAGTTTAAAGGACACAAT